GAGCGGCTCCACAATCTTGGTGCCACCATTAAGCATGCGGATACGACCCTTATCCGAAAGGAAGTAGGTCAATGGACGTGCGGTGAACACGTTGTCAGTCAACTGGTCGCGGTAATTCGCAAGCGTTGTTGACAGCAGCGCGTCAAAGTTGGTATTTGCCGAAGGCATAATTAATTCTCCTAGTTTAGAAGTTTGCGTTTAGTTGTTGTTTGGCAGCAGCCCACGCATCCTGCACTGACCTGATAGGTCCAGAGTCCTGAACAACGGTAGAACCACTTGCGCTAGAACCACCAGAAACAACAGCGGCTTGACGCTTAGCATCAATCACCTGTTGGTCCTGAGCGGATAAACGCTCGCGAGCCTGACGTTCCATCTCTTGTCTAGACATAATCTTGTCAAACGCAATCTGCTTGTAAACTGCCTCAAGGTCAGTTGTCCCCGCTCGGAGGGCAGCGGTAACGACCTCGTTTGGTTCAAAATCCTGATACTTGCCCTGCAGTCTAGAAATTTCTTTCTCAACCTCAGCAGCGGCTTGCGCTTCCTCAAACGAAGCAATACGCTGGTCAAGTTCCCTGTAGCGTTTTTCAACGGGGTCAAGGTCCTCAAAGTCATCCATCTCAGACACCATGTCGGCAGCAGCCTGACGGCTGATGCCATAATGTCTGGAAAGCAAATCAATCGTACCAGCAGGGTCTGCTTCCAACGCAGTCTGTAAAGCGCTGGCAAACGTGACTTGCTCACGTTGCTGCGCCAACTCTTGCGTCTTTCGCGTATAATCCGCTTGACGTTGATAACCAGCAATGGCTTCATTAAGTGGCACATACAGTTCTTCGCCATCAAGTTTTACCGCAACCTTGTGGTTGCTGTAATCCTCAACAGAAAGGACTGGTGCATCAGGTTCTGTACCTGTAACCTCACTAGAAACTTCGGGTGACCCAACGGGTTCCATGTCTGTGACGGGTGCGAATTCCTCGCTCATTATGTTTTCTCCTAGAGTCCGTAGATGGTTGCTCTACATATAGCCAGCGGCGTTCCCTTTCGGACGGATTCTAGGCTGTCTAGGTTGTTTCGTAGCGGGGACAGCAGGGGCATTGCGGGATTCCCAACGCTTGCGTGTGCCAACCGTCGCATCAATTGGCGGTCCAAGCAGCGCATCCAAGTTAGACAAAATGGCAGGCGGATGATACGGAGCATTGCTAGCAAACTGTTGATTAAAATACGTCAAAGTCTTGTCATCCAACGGTTCCGCAAGAATGTCCCTGCCATAACGATTCTTTACAAAGTCAAGAACGCGACGACCATCTGGCACCCCAGCAGGCTGGAAATGCCAGTTCTCATCAGTAGACGTAACCTGCCTGATGCCGTAATCAGCAGCCTTTTTCCCAGCCAAACGCTTATTGCCAACAACGTCAACAGCGTACCCACCCGAATGCCAACTGGCATTCGGGGTAGCAGCAGCGCTATCTTTTACCAGTTTATAAATCTTGCCATCATATTCTTTAATGCGTCCACGAGTGGAATCCTTGTAGACCTTGGGGTCATAGAAATCTGGTTCAGATTTCAGCGGCTTATATCTTTCAAAAAATTCCTGAGTTACCGTGGCATCGTCGCGGTCTGTGTTCCCAATACCAACAGTAGGATTTTCTCGCAGAAACTTTTCCCACTTATCCCTAAATGAAGCATCAAGGCTTTGCATCAATTCTGTCTGCAGAAGTTCCGACAAACGCATACGCTTCTTGCCGTCACCATAAGGAATGAACGGGTCGTCTACAGCCATTACATCATCTCCTGCGGTGGCAACTCAGGCGCAGGACCAGCACCAAGCATCCCCATCAACTCTGGCGGCATACCACCCATCTGCGGCTCAGGACCCATAGGGGCAGGACCCATAGGCATTGCTGGTGGTTGTTCCTGCATCATAAACTGCTCTGGATTCTTAACACCAAAACCGTTCTGCAAAACATATGCAGCCAACTCACGCATATTCACAACACCAGCACCAACAAACGGTGCCATAGCGTCCACCATCTGCAAAGCCATCTGACGGCGGAACGACTCATTACGCGGCTGAGTTGAACCACCAGCCACCTCAAAGTCAAAATCGCCCTCAAGATAATCGCGGTCAAACGTAACCCAAGCAGGTTCGCCATCTTTGCCAATGACACGAGCAACCTGCTCACCAGTCATAAACTGGCGAGCCAAAGCCAACATGCGACGACCAACCTCAGCAATAGCCAACTCAACAGTAGCCAACTTGTCCGCTGTCCGCGCATTATACGCATCCTGAATCATGCTAATTTCAGTAGCGGTGCGCCGAATCTCAGGCGCACCACCAGACATAAACTCAGCCACACCAGAAATCTGCGTCAAGTCACTAGAAATCAACTCAGACTGATTATAAAATTCAGGTGGGTTAATAATCGCAGGCATAGGAGCAATCACATTGCCCAGCGGTTCATCAGTCACAACAGGAACCATCACGTTGTCGTCCTGCGACTCCAACGCAGTGCGACCCAACTGGTCAAACGCAGACTCCTTATAGAGATACTTGCGAGCAAAACGCTTACGATGATTCATCATCTGCGTGCGAGTCTCGTTCAACTCCTGCTGCAAAGGCTCAATCTGCTCAAGGTCACCCATAGGGTAGAAACAGTCAGGCACATCATAGTTGCGAATCATCACGAATGGTTGACCAAACGAATATGGCATCTTCATTGGAGCAACAAGGAACTTGTCAGACTCCTCAGCAAACACACACATAGACCTGTTGGTAATGTCGTAGAATTCCCAAATCTCAGCGTAGCCCAAAGACTTGTCGTTAATCTTTTTGCGGCTGGGGTCATCCGCATAACGGCTAATAGCCATCTGCTTCACTTGGTCACGAGCAGCCTTGGAGTAACGCCTGTCGGCTTGCACTTCTTTAACTGGACGGCGGATACGCTGCGCTATCCACTTCGCATCAGTCATGGACGTTGCGTCTGGGTCAACAAAAATATCAAACGGGGAAACACGCTCAGCAAAAGGTGAATCTTGCAGAATGACTGTTTGCGTGGACAACTCCCCGCCTTCAGCCATTGGGTCTGACGGCTCAGTGTCCTCGCCAATAAGTTCTTCCTCAACGAACCTATAGCCAACCTTCATCCAACCATGACCAGTAATAATAAAGTCCTTGACTGTGCGGCGGAACTCGGAACGAATGTCCCTAAAGCGCCACCAGTAGTTAACAACGGCTTCAGCAATAACAGCGTTCGCTGCGTTTTCCGCACGAACAGCGTTAACAGTAATTTTCGGATGGTTAACAGCAATGCTAGGGGCGATGACGTTCACTGCGGAGAACGCCATATTGACCAGCACTCTATCTTCCTGCGAGTAACTGTCAAACTGCTTACCTTTATACAGGTCAACTAGCCTGCGCCATACAGCATCGTACCCCTCGTCTTTGCGCCACCGCTTAGACGAGTTAAGGCGCGTCTTGTAGTCGCGCATCAAATCCGCATGGGACCTACGAGCCATTACTTAGACCTACCAAATGCTGCATCGTTTGGGTTCAGCCAGCGAATAAGTGGCGGCACCACTGCCGCCAAACCAGCCTTGAGGAGATTGGTGGGGTCTGTTTCTCCAGCCCAAGCAACAGCCAGTACCGCTGCCAGCGCAGACCTGAGGTACGAATAAACAACCTGCTTATGCGCTTCTTTGATGACCATGATTATCTCCCATGTGACTATCTAGTTTGTCGTCCATTTTATCAACCTTAATTACCAGATGCTCAAGCAGCCCTCTGGACTCTGCGTGCTGGTTGGTGTTTTCGCGTCGCAACTTCTGAAGCAAAACCACCACTGGTCCAGTGATGATAGCGACAACGATAGGCACCCACCAGTCCACGAGTTACACCCAACGACTTCCGACAGGAACAGCCTCATAGCCGTTAATCTTTGCGTCACGAACAGTTTGTTCCTGACGTTCCTTGATGGTCGGACCGTGAAAGTCCTCTTTGCCGTGGGTAAAACCCAACCTCACGGACTTGACGTGGCAGGAAAAGCACACAGGTCCACGCCTTTGAAGTTCCTCATTGGCTTGCTTGCCGCAAGAATCGCACACAAAACTCATCAATATAGCCCAACCCGTTCCCAAAAACCTAGTATCGGGTCTTGGTCCGCACGTTATGCGCACCAATAGGCACCCTGCTGTCACCAATATCAGACAAAAGGTGCTGTTCCCACCACAAAATAGAGTTGTACGGGACCTGAACATCACCCCTGTATTCTGGTAGCCACACATATTTCAGCATCTGGTTAGCAATAGCCAGCGAAATAGTTCTGTCGTCATGAGGCGAGCCACCCATTTTACCGTTTGCCTTGCGGACATAGGTCCGCAACTCGGCAATGGTTCTTGGGTCATAAATAATGATAGCCTCGTCGCGAATAGCGGCGGACAACTCGTCAATCATCAAAGGCTTGGATGTGCTGGTTGTGCGCCAACCCAACGTCTGCGTAGGTTCAGCCCTGACACGGTTCTGAGAGCGGTGCTTATACAGGTTCTTGTAGCCGTACCGCTGAGCAGCCTTGAGTGAGGTTAGTCCGTGGTTGTTGTTTTCAATCCCAAGCAACGCTTGATTATACCACCAGCCCAATTCAGCCGCCAACTCACCAAACAAATCAGGTTCAACGTGACCGTGCCAATGCGCCACCACCTCACCCGACCCAGCCTCCACAATATGTAACGAACTGTAGTCACCATAAGATAATCCTTCCGCAACGTCAGCACCAACAACATACACTTTCTCTGGGTCTGGGAAACACCACACAGAAAGTTCACCATCTTCCGCATGGCGGAACTCCACGCTACGCGGAGAATACACATGCAAATACCCAACCTTAGGTTCAGCCGTAGGCAAATTATCTAGGATTTCAATATCAAAAACAGGATTACCTGATTTGATAAACGCTTCCTCTGGGAAGCGCGGATATTCCTGATGCAACTGCCACGACTGCATGTTCTTAGATTTAGATTCGTACCAGTCGTCCCCGCGCTCGCCATCAGCATCCCAAGGGAAAAAGATTCCAGCAAACTTGTTGGCTCCCGTCTGGGAGCCCACCCACAAACTATGAAAAAAGTTACCAGAACCATTCGCAGTGGACAAACCAATCACCCGACCACCAACGTCAGTAATAGGTTCAATAGAAGCCCACGCTTCCTCAGGGTTAGGCAAGAACGCCCATTCGTCCACAATAACCAGATACACAGACTCACCACGAGCAGGGTCACTACCTGACGGCAACGACTCAATAGCCGACTCGTTCTCAAACACCATCTTCAACTGGTGGTCAGTTGTCTGCCTAGGACCACGTTCCTTCATCCACTGTGGCAAAAACCTGTAACCGTACTTGGACTTTGCTAGCAACTTCATAGCCTCACGTTCAGTACGGGAAAGCATAATCACAAACCTATCAGGGCGGAAGAACACCAACCAGAACGCAAACGCTGCAGCCAAGGTGGAGAATCCAATCTGGCGTGCCTTCAGTACGACAGTGTATCGTTCGCCCATCCATGACCGCATGGTTTCAATCTGGGCTTCTCGTAACTCAAACTTGATACGTCCCCGCTCAGGATGTTTGATATGCCAGTAGTTCTCGCAGAAATACTTGAACGCTTCTAGTTGTTCATCAAGCGTTGCGTTCTCTGGACCACGGCATTTGCGCCATTCTTTTTCGTTTACTAGTTCAGTAAGTTCCATACTTTTCGTCTATCTGTGGACGATACTTGGTAGAAAGTTCAGCAACCAACTGCTGAATCAAATCGTTCTTCTTCCTTTGGGCTGAGTGTTCCCCCACATGCTGACGATACAGCATCTTAGGGATATGCACACACTCTGCAACCAGTGCTGTTCTGACAACCAAATCATAGTCATCCGCAACCTCAAGTTGCGGATTATGACCACCAAGTTCATAATACAACTCAGAACGCCAAGCACGAACATGGTTAGGCGCGGACACAATATGTCCCAACGTTACCGTGTTAATTGGGGGTGCAGCCATTGCCCACACGCCATTGTCCACGTCCCAATATTTACCGCCATACCCAAACGCCCAACCATCAGGGTACACCCCAGATTCGCCGCTAGGCAGAATCTCACACCAGTCCGAATAAACAAACCCAACCTGATGGTCATCAAACGCTAGGGCAATGCTGTTCAATGCATCTGGTGTCAGTTCATCATCGTGGTCTAGTTCAACGAGAACATCACCATCTGCCCACATAAAAGCATTGTATTTAGCCAAACCAATGTTGCCACCGCTAGGAGATTCTGGTCGCATATAGTAAACCCTGTAGCGTTCATCTGACTGATACCCATAGATTTGACGTGCAACGCCGTCGTATTCTGTGGGTGAATCATCGTAAACAAACCATGACCAGTCGTGGTTTGTTTGTCTCTTCAGGCTTGCCCATGTTCTTGCCAGAATCCAGTCTGGTGTTTTATAGGCAGTTGTCATAACTGCGATATGCATAATTATGCGGCTACAAATTGTATTCCCGATAAAGAAATCCAGTCACTAAGAACAACTGAACCAGAAACATTTATCTGAACAACATTGACAGAACCGTCTACTTCAGAAATGTCAATGCGAGCAATACCCCCAGAACCAATAGCCATAGATAAATGTCTAATTTGCGGTCTAAATCCAGAAGGTAAATAAAAAATAACACCACTACTACCAGAAATTCTTTGGCACAAACCTTCTAAAGTCACCAAACCATTTGACAGTTTTGCATATCCAACAGGTCCATACGGAGAACCATAGTTCTGCCAACCAGAGACATACGAAGGTGCTGTATATGTTGCCTGTGTAAGCGACATTGTTCCAGTGGAACTGATGGTGCCAGCACCACCAACCTTGCCAAAAATATAGGTGGCAACACGAGACATAAAAGATTTGCGATTTGCGGTATTAGATGTGTCGTAAATAGGGATTGCGTCTAGGTCGGCAATATTCTCGCCAATTTCCGTCAAACCATTAATCTCTGCATTTTGCGCAACCCAAGTAGAGCCATTGAAATACATGACCCTATCTGTGTCTGTTTCATAAATAACCTG